AGCTTGTTTAGCTTGATCTCTAGCCATGTAAGCCGCATTTAACGCACCAACTACATTATCGAGAGGAAGCCAATCAATTACACCTTTAATACCGCCCTTCTCTCCAAACATCATCCAATTATCTACCGGGATCAGTTCAGTATTAACACCTTCCTTCAACATACGTTTAATACCTGTCTGCGTAGAATCGTACAAACCAATCACCTTAATAGAATCAGCTAAACCATTGATTCTGTCAGTAAGGGTATCTAATTCTTTCGCTAAATCTTGGTATAAAGCGTAATCAGGAACAGGTATTAATGAATCAGTTGTAGTGGTCGCATAAAGAGGTTTAGGGCACGGAAAGAATCCATCCAACCCCAGTATGTCATCCTTTACATCTAATGCTTTCTGGTGCGATTTAGACAGCCAAACACATCTTTTTTCTTTTTTATCCCATAATTCGTAGATAGTAGCTTTCATCTTAGATAATTCTTCAGGACTAGCTACATCTGCATTTCTATCGCTAGACTTCATGTCTAGTGGAATTTGTTCACCAATTTCTTCACCGAACCTTTCAACTAACTCCTCTCGGTTCATTGGCACAATTCGCCAAACCATACTAACTTCTTCCCAAGTCCTAGCTAAATTATGTCCAAAATCCTTCCAGGCAACATAATCACAAGGAGAACATTCGTAATCAATAACAGGGTAAGTTTTTGGAACATCTTCTGATATTTGAGTACCTTCTTCGGTGTCCTGACCTTCAGGCATAGCTTCATAAGGCATCTCTACGTCTTTCATCACGGGCATATAACGAACCCATGAAATACCGCGCCCAGGAAGAAGGCGATCTTCTACTGAATTTCTTACTGCATTTTCATAATCTGGATAAGACTCTACCTCATACTCTAAAGCGCGTTCTAATATCATAGACGCTACTCGGCCTACTGGGTCTTTATCCTTGTAACGTCTTGAGACTTCAGGTTGCGGCAGTCTAGCAAAGACATTAGGAATCATGGTCTGGATGTTTGACCATAATATATTATATCGAGCCTCATTCTTGCGGCTATTCTTATCTAGTCCACCACGTTCATCTCTGTAGCGTTTTATGATAACTTCAGCCCTAGTCTCCCACTCCTGAAATTTCTTATCGTATAAATCAATTTCAAGAAAATAGGAGTTTTTGAGCGAAATAAGATCGCTGCCGTCATTACCCTTAACTGCTTCGTCTAGCTCTTCCATTAGCTCATTATGAAGCTAATATCACCAGCACCAGAAACAGTAGCGTGAACTCCGTTGGCAAAGGATGCAGGAAAAGCATACCAAGTCGCAGCGGTTGTCTGCATGGTATTCAACAGTATTGTGCCACTACCAGTAGAAGCGTTATCCCAAAGTTTTATCGTAGGTGTGCCAGATGCAACAAAGAAGCCTAACATCTTGCCGTTAGCTGCTTTAACTTGACCTGTTACTGTAATCCTAAATACTCCACCTGCTTCGTTAATCATATTCTATCCCTTCCTCTTTTTTGATCTGACCACATTTCGTTTAAAGTGATTTCATGTATCGTTCTTGGCAATGGCTTGTTAACTGGCGGTTGCGTCTGTTGCATAATTAAACAACCATACGAGAAACCATCTCCATCGTGCGATGCGAAATTATGCCTGGGTTGCTCAGAAAAAGTCTTAGTCTCCTCGTTATATTCGTATGACCAAGCTCTTAATCCGTCTAATCCTTTCTCACAAGCTGTTTGATTAAACTCCACTCTCTTTATCAAAGTCCGAGCAGCGTTCACTCGATCTGCCTTCTTTGAATTAGGCGTTATGGCTACTTTATTAGCTCCGAATCCTTTAATAAAAATCTCAAGAGCAGAGTTCTTAGCAGCAAAAGTTTTAGCCCTGGCATCATGCGGCAACCAAATCTTTCCTAATTCTCGCTTACCTATCTTCTCTTTAAGCCTTTCCACCCATGCTTCTGCATCTATACCCCAACCACCGTCATAATCCACAATCGAAAAGCCACCAAACTTAGGTTGCCAGAACCACCATGTACTTGAATCTCTCCGTCCTATATCTGCCGATATTTCAAGTGGTGCGCCTTCAGGATCATATTCAACATCATTAATACGACCCTCACGATCAGCCTTACTCAAAGCACCAGCTAATATTGCACCTAGATTAGCCGCATCAAATGAACATAAATATTCTTGCTCAAATTTAGCTTTGCCATAATCATCACCAAAATCATTAATGTAATTAAGACGTTCTTCTTGTAACCTTTGCTTGGTAAAAACGCCTGTATCTTCTGCACTTAATATTTGAGCAAAAGATTCAGGATCATTTTGTGCAGATTTGTAAGTTTTAAAAGCATGATTACGACCACGAGCAGATGTAATAAAAACCTGCCAACCTTGATTTTCCATAATGATTGGTCGTAGATAAGCCCTAGCATTTGGATTCGCTAATGCCCACTCGGAATATGTAATTCCTGCTGGAGAAGCGCCTACCAGGGAATCGTAATTATCACTACCAACCACCTGCCAACTACTGCCGTTAATAAACTCAATGATCATCGAGTTATTACGAGTTGCCTTTCTTAATTCTTTAGGAAATGCTTCATCAATTCTTCTTTTACCTGTATGTGGATTAACCGCATCCCATATCGCTTTACGAGCTTGTGAATACTCTGGCAGCATATGCCAATATCCAGCCGGGCGTTCAAATGCAGCAACAGCCGCGCGGTTCAAACAAAGTTCATCTTTCCCCGCCCTTCTATGCCAGATCAACTCTGCGTGTTTGCCCCCATTCTGCAAATATTTCCAAGCGGGTAATTGATAATCTCTCGGCTGCCAATTATTTGGAAGTCTTATCTTCATGCAACTCGTTTAACTTTTTATTAATCTGATCTAGCTCGGCATCTTCAGCACGATTAGAAAGCCAACCTGCCTTTTTATATAAAAGATAAGTTCTTCTAGTCTGTAAATAATGAATATCTTCAATCATCTTCCCACCTCACCAACTCAACCACTAAATCTACATTCCCATTCATATCAATTTCGTTTATTACTTTGCCGTCTATGCGATCACCCAATTCTTTAATCGCAGCAACATCTCCTTGCCCTGCTTTATCAATTAAGGCATCAGCAATACGGCGTAATGCTTCCCCATCTTTAGCAAGTACGGCTCTATTTAAAGTTTCTTTCCATAATTTATTCTTATGTTTGTTATTTGCGCCGGGTTTAGAACCTGCGTCTAAATCACCTTTCTTAAACCCTTTCTCTCCCTTATTCATATTAACTTAGAGAGACTTGCAACCTCTTGTTTTACAAATAGTATTAATTTTTTCATATATCCTCCTGTGGCGCGTATGCGTCAGGTTAATAATTATTTAGCTGCTATCTCTTGCTGTGGTACAAATAAGTTATATTCATGTCCGAAATCTACCCCGTAAATAGTGTCTCCACCATTAGCAAAAATCTTCGTTACTTTGCCTGATCCATACACTGAATGAACCACCTCATCCTTTTCTTGAAATTGCAATACTCTTCCTTTAACTTTGATACGCTAACGTATTAAAACGTGATACGCTAACGTATTAAATAAGATACGTGTGCTTGTTTTCTTTAAGTGGTGGAGAAGAGGGGAATCGAACCCCTGACCTAGCGTGTCCTTTACAGGCTCTAAAACTAGGTGAAACCATTACAACTTCCCCTTATTTGCCATCTTCTGCTATGAAATCCAGTAATAGTAGAAGTCCTTTAATCAGAATTGCAGCGACCCCTATAGATAATAATAAAATTACAAGTTGTAATAATTCGTTTGGCAAATCTTAATTCCTTCTTAATTTAAACTGTAAATTTTTGGCCTCGAAAAAAACACAGACCTTGCTCTTCATTAATCACTTCGCAAGTTTCTGGCGGCATTAGTTCGCCATCTAAATAAGTCAATACAGCGAACCCTGCTCGGTGATTCTTTGGGTTATCTTCTGCATATCCAAATTGATCACCATCAGGCCAAGCCAGCGTACCAGTATCAACTGCGTATCGAGTTCCGTTGTAATCCGTGAATGGTCGAACTTGTAGAGAATGTAGATGCCCGGTAACGAAATGCCTTCCGCTTTTTATAATATTGTTCCAGGTCGCGTGTACACCATTGTGCCAACGATGTTTAATCATCGTGTCATCATTAACCATGACTGACATGGTAAAGTTCCACCGGGGGAAATGATTTTCAAAATCAAAACCCTCTACCCTTTCAAATTCACTCGCTGCTTGAGATAGCCTGGTATTAAACCTAAGATCATGGTTTCCCCAGGTATGGAGTAATTTTGAGTTTTTAGAGGCGTTTGCAATCTCGTCTAGCTTGTCAATTACAGCCTCTAATTCTTGCTTAACAGTGGGTCGATCCTCCCACGCCGTCCTACCGAACCTGCTAATAGTAGAGCCATCAAAACTATCGCCGTTCATAATAATTACATTAGGCTTTAATTTTTTAGTTAAATACACAAACGCTCGGTGAGCCGTTGACTCAACGTCAGGCCAATAATGAGCATCTGAACCCACTATGATGCAACCATCATGTAAATCTACTGTAGTTCGTTTTTTAGTAGGAGGAATGACAACTCTTACACTTGCGGCTCTACTGTCTAAATTTAAGAAGGTTCCTGTTCTTTGGTGAATCTTATTACGTCTAGAAACTACGTTTCTCTGACTAACTCCAATTTCTTTCGATACTAAAGCGGTTGATTTCAAGCGTAAGCAAACTTCGATAAAAGTAACCTCATCACATTTTGCATTATGAGTAACTTGACCTGCTTTTCCAGACATACGCTAATCCTTATATATCTCCACCAGATATTGGTGTAATGAGTGCGAAAGACCGTCAATCAGGACTTCATCGTGATCATCCACCCTGCCCGTTGAAAAAAACAAAGAATGTAGTAATTCATGGCAGAAAGTTTGCGCCATAATTTGCTTGTTTGAATTTTTTTCTAATAGAATTGTTGCGTTACGAAAATCTGCCTGACCCATTCGGTCTGGTAAATCATCTACTATTTTTACCCTCCAAGTGGTAGCGCCCAAAGTGAAGCTAGAAGGAATTTTCATATATTTTTTCTTAGAGGAGCCTTTATAACCTTAAACTCTTGAATAATTACATCGTCTAATTGACAGCCAATTTTGTGCCCTAGCCATAAGCCTCTTTCTTTTGATGTTTTGCCTAGTAATGATTCGCAATTTTCTTTGTTGTAGCCCCTATCTATTAAAGTAATTGGATTATTTGGGTCTTTATTATGATTAGCAAAAGCAAAAGAAATAAAATAGAAATATATTAATATTATTATTAGAGTCGGTATTTTCACTATATAACCCCCCCAATTAAAAATACCCTGCCATTTCTGACAAGGTATTAAAATTTAGTTACTACTATTTAGTATTTAGCTATATTTTTTGTTAATAATTATTTTGCTGAATGATTGCTGGCGCATTAGTAGCATAAGGGTTATTAGGACTATCGTTACTATATTCTGATCCGTACTTTCCATAAGGATTATTTATAGAATCACTACTATATTGACTTCCATATTCACCGTATGGATTACTGGTTGAATTCGGGTCATATTGATTACTGCTTAAAGTGCCAAGATATTTGCCAGTAGCTTGATCAACCAATATAGGCGGGGCTGCAAATGCAGTTATTGAAATTATTAGCATGGCGCATAGTAATAATGAAAGCTGAAAAAATAAATACATAAATTTTCCTTAGTTTTTTTGGAGCGAACTACGCCGAGTCCTATTCTAGACTCATTGATATAACTGTCAACCTATCTGCCCCTTTTAATTTTACTTACCAAATTCCTTTGATTTTAGCTTTTTCTTCTATTTTTATTTTAGCGTGATGTAAAGCATCTAAATAATCAAAATCAGTCAATTTATAAATACAAATATTTCCTAAATATTCAAAATTAATTGCCATTCGTTGGTACTCTGGCAGATCATTAATAATCGTGTTCATAATACTGGCGTTGTGAATATCCAATTCATCCCACCAATCCTCAGAATGAGTCTTACCTGCCGCAAGAAAACAAGTAGACTCTTTCGGAAAGCCTATTTCAAAATCCCCACCCCTCATCGACTCAGCCCATAACATTAATAAATTTTCGAGCGTAGCTGAATGTTTAGACCTATGAATTTCTTCTAACTCTATCAAATTAATCTCAATAAATGTGGCTGTAAAGTAACACGATTAATCCCATATTCCACGCCAAGACCACATTCCAATAAGTCATCTTCCTCATCAAGATATTGCAACAACACCCTGGCAAATCTATCTTTGCGATCAGCCTTACGGTGCGCAGTTCCAGCTTCCCTGAGTTTAAGCACTTTGGCTTTTCTATTTGACGGAACAAAAACAGTCTGACCTAACACCAAATCTTCTAAACAATGGACGTAAGTACCTTCTGGCTTAATAAATTTAATTATTGTTGCTTTATTCTTATTCCTTTTTTTAAAAACAATAGTATTTGCTAATTCTTGTTTGCACATAACGCATAAACTACTCATATTTTATCCTCGGCTCGAAATTTATTAACTAATGCTAAAAGGTGAAACTCGGTGGGTAATTTGTACAATCTTAAAAAACTTCTTGGGGAACTGTGAAATCCACCTGCTCCCGTATGATGCTCCGGGCATAGTGGGCAAATCATAAATTCAGACCTTCTGCCACTACCTTGTGCAATATGATGAAGTTGCGGCTCTGTATGCTCTCCTAA